GCGCGCGGCCGGGCCCATCTTGCCGCCAGTGAACAGGTAGGCGTAGAGGCTGATCAGGTCGCCGCCCTTCGCGTCCGAGGCGGCGAAGTCGGCCCAGGCGCCGGTCGTCAGGTTGACCGAGAACGATCCGACGTGCCGATCGTCCCGGGTCGGGTTCGTAGCCTGCCATTCGTGGCCCGCCCGGCGCCCGGTCGGCAGCCACCGCGGCACAAGCCGGTCCGATGCCGACAGTGCGGCATCGGCGATCTGCCGAAAGTCGATCTTTCGGTCGGTCACAGATCAGATTACCGAGCAGCCAGTCAGCAGCCGCACCAGCTCCGACGCCTGCTCGCGCGGCAACCGCACGCCGGCCACGCCGTTCTGCTCGATCGCAGCCACGCCGAAGATGTCCAGCTCGCCGTCGTTCCACAGCGCCACGTTGAAGGCGTGTTCCTCGGCCGGCGGGTCAAAGGTGGTTTCGGGCACGAACTGCGGCACGTTGGCCGGCATCTCGGCGCCGGCGCCCTCGGACCCGCAGAGCCTGAAGACGGACCGGTTCGGGCCGACCTTCACCAGCTCGACGCGCCCATTCTTGCGCGCGGTGGCCAGATACTGGTCGACCTGCTTCGCCGCGATACCCATGACCTCTCCGAGTTGCGGCCGACCCATCGCGCCCTGCTCGAGTGCGGCGAGTGCGGCAGCGGCCTTGCCGCCCGGCTTCGGTTCGTAGCTCATTTCACGCGGTCCTCATCGTTTCTTCTTGGTGGCCACGCGGCCGCGGCCAGGATGGCGGGTAGGTTCTCGAGCTGCTCGGCCAGCCGCATCACCCGATCGAGCGCCTCGGCGCGCGCGGCGCCCTGGTCGCCCAAGTAGCGCTCGACCAGGTAGTAGAGCGGGATCAGGTCGCCGGTGACCTGCAGGTAGCGCTCGAAGGCGTCCAGCGACAGATGCCGTATGCCGTCGTCGCCGAGCGCCACCGACAAGTTGCCGGGCGCCATGTCCAAGTCGGCGGCGGTGACCTTCAACCCACGACGGTAGACGCCCTGCGCGACCGCGTCGCGCGCGCACCGAAAGCGCTGCGCGAGCCCGGCCTCGAGCTCCAGCGTGAGTTGGAGGCGATCACGACTGATAACGTCGGACATTAATTTCTCTCGCTCAGGATCAACGGTTATCAGTGCAGGGCCTGGAAAATCAGGCCATGGACATCACGCGGAAAACCCGTACCGGCCCGCCCCAGCCCGTGGCAGGATCGCAGCTGCGACACCACCAACCCCCCCACGGGAGGAGCAGTCATGGGCCTATTGGACGATGCGACGATCGACATTTCGTGCCCGAAGTGCGCCCGCAAGCGCAAAGAGAAGATCGGCAAGCTGAAAACGAACCCGGATCTGACCTGCCTCGGCTGCGGGACCGTCATCCAGATCAAGGCGGACGAACTCCGGCAGGCGATCGACCAGGTCGACCGCAGCCTGGCGGACCTCAAGCGAAGCTTCAGCAAGATCGGCAAAGGCTGAGATCGCGCGCTCGGCCTCGGATGCGTCGACGTGTATGTGGATCGTTGAGGAGGCCATCACAACCCCACTGTGGGAGAGACGATCATGGAACTGAAGGTCACGCACATCACGCACTTACAGTCTGCGTCGATCGAGCCGCCCAACAAGGTCGTTCTGGTTTGCGCCCGAAAGGGCAATGCGCCGGCTCTGAATCTGTGCATCGAGCACGAAGACCTGAGTGCGTTCATTTTTCACGTCCTCCAGGCAGCGGGAATTGCACGGTCACAGCTGGGCGAACCAGCGTCACCGGCGATGATTCCGCTTTCCGACGTGGAAATCTCAGCGGCGCCATCGTTGCGTACTGTGGCCATCGTCCTGCATGTGCAGGGCGCGCGACTTCCGTTTGCTCTAGACGCAGCAGCTGCACGAAGGGCAGCGGAATCACTTCTCCGGCATGCAGCGATGATCGAGCCGGCGGGCGATCTGAACTAAGCATCTCAGGCGACCTCCGTCGATTCGGCAGGCACGGCCGGCGCGCCCTCGGCGCCGATCAGCTCGGGCCAGATTCGATGCCAGTCGTCAGGGCGCAGGTCCCAGCGGCGGACGGCGCCACCAGTGGCCTGCTCGATTGGAACGCACCGCTCGATCGGCACCGGCCGCAGGCCACCGGACCACTGGTAGATCAAGACCGGGTTCGACGGCTTCGTCAGCCCGATATCGGAGGCAAGCTCCGCTGCTCGACCCCGCTCTTCTGCAATCCACGTTGAAAGCTTCATGCACCCACTCTAGCGCGACGCTATACTTAAAGTCAAGCGCCACGCATGTACCGGAAACTATAGCGTTCCGCTATACGTGCCGCATGGGTACCAAGCAAAACAGGATTCGTAATCTCAGGCGCCTGCTCGACGAGTTCGGCGGCGATCTCACCAAGCTTTCGGAGAGGGCCAGCACCAGCTACGACAACCTCTGGCAGATCCTCAACGGCACCCTTTTGCCAAGCGGCAAGCCACGCGGAATCGGCGATGAGCTCGCCGCGAGGCTTGAAGCGGCTGGGGAGAAACCCGGCGGCTGGATGGATCGGAACCATGAGCTTTCCGACGAGGCGATGGCGCTTGCGGAACTGTTCAGCCGCCTACCGGAGAGGCGTCAACAAGAACTGGCACCGATCATTCGGGCCGCGATAGGTCCGCACATCACCGACTGGGAAGTCGAGGAAAAGATGCCCGTCACGAAGCCGGTGACCACCCGGAAGCGCGGCTGATGGAGGGGCTGCCAGTAGTCCTGCTGCTGATCGCCGCCGGATACCTGGTCTGGCGGCTCGACGCTCCCTCCGATGACTGATCCCACGACCAGGTCAGCGCTGATCGTCATCGCGCTATTCGCGGCGCCGATCGTCGCGGTGCTGGCCTTGCTCCCAGACGGCGACCCGCCGGCGCAACCGCCAGCGCGAGCGGCCGAGACGGCGGGCGAAGTGCGGTCGGAGTCCAAGTCCATGGGCTTCGACGAGTGCCTCAAGTCCATCCGTCTGCTGGCGGAAAGCATCGGGCAAGCACCGATCAACATCGTCGAAACCGACAGCGTTCGCATGGTCCGATTCATCTCGTCGGACGGATCAGTGCTGGTCACCTGCAGTCGGCCCGACCAGAAGCAGGTGATTACGACAGCGCCCGGGAAATGATGTTCTAGCGTGACGCTTGACAGTCTCTAGCGTGACGCTATACTGACCCCGTCAACCCGACGGAGGTCACGATGTCCGCAGCCCTCTCCCGCTACACCAACCCGGCGGCCCACATCGGTCACGCCGGTCACACCGCACCCATCCTCGACGACGCGCGCCTTCTGTTCCTCGCCGACCTGCCGGCCTTTCCCGCCGGCAACGATCCGGCCACCGAAGGCCCGCGGTCGCAGCTGCTCGAACTCGAACTGGCACACCTGCAGCGAGTTAACGCGCGCCTGCAGGGCGTCCTCGGTCGAGTGTTCGAGGAAACGCGCGACTTTCCAGACGAGAAGCCCTACTCCGCCGACTCCTACCTGCCGCCGCGCATGGTCGCCGAGATCGCAGAGGCGCTGCACACCGCGAGGTCGGCATGAAGCGCAACTACACCCGCCTGACCGGCCCGGCGCGGCGCCTGACCGCCGAGCACGAAGTCTGGTTCTACCTGCCCGACACGCCGATGCGCTCCGAGCTGATCGCGCATCTGCGCACCGGCCGGCATGCCGCGGTTCCCTTTCCCGAGCTTTCCGACCGAGCCCGCCGGTGGCTTGACGAGCGCGGCCTGTCGCCGCAGGAGGCGACGACATGAGACGCGAATCCCCCACCCACCGCTTCTTGCGGATCTACGCCGACCAGATCGGCAGCGGCGCCGGCCTGCTGATCGTGGCGGTGCTCGGCGCTCTCATCGGCGTCAGCCTGTTCGGGAGCTGACCATGGCGCGCTATCGAGTCTGGATGATCAGCCGCCCTGGCCCGTATGAGCAGTACGACGGCCATGTCGATGTTTCGGCCGAGTCCGAGGACGACCTGTTTCGGCTGGCCGTGCAAAAGCTTCGGCGCACGTCGTTTCCTGATCGTGGCGAGGGCCACTGGCAAATGGTGTGCGCTGAGGAGTTGGAACTGACATGAACGTCTACGAGCTCATCGGCCGGTCGATCGTGCTGGCGGCGGCCGCGCTGTTTCTCCTGACCTTGTTCGATCTGTCTGTCGGCAGCGAGCCGCGCGCGCTGTCGGCCGCGCAGGCCTTCCTCGTCGCGATTGACGGGGCGAGCCAATGAAGCCGATTCGCACGACGGCCGAGTGCATTGCGATGGCCAGGCTGTCGCAAGCCAAGCGCACCGACCCGGCACCTAGCCGGCGCATCGATCAGATGCCGCTGCGCGACGCCATCCGCCTGTGGCGCGATCGGGTCGAGGTCAACTGGATGAAGCCGCGATGACCGAGCCCGTTGTCTGGATCGACACCAGCCAGAAGCTGCCGGACGCTGACGAGACGGTGCTGATCTTCCGGCCGCAAGGCGATGAGCCGGTGTGGCTTGGCTACTTTTCGGACGACGTCTGGCGCACCGACGACGGCTGGCCGGTCGATGTCGCCGTCGACCCGGTGACGCACTGGGCGGAAATGCCGAGAGGGCCGAAATGAACACGCCGACCCTTATGGCAGACGCCAAGCGTCGCGCGAGACAGATCCGAACCGCGCGCACCGAGGCCATGCGCCGGGCGTTGGCGCGGCGGGTGTGCTTTGACCTGATCGCCGCGCTGAGGTTGGAGCGGGCGACACGACCAGTGAAGGAATCAGCATGACCACCATCATCGGATTAACCGGCCACGCCGGCAGCGGCAAGGACACCGTCGCGGCGCTGCTCGCCGAACGGTTCAACGTCTGCCGCATCGCGTTCGCCGATTCTCTGAAGCACGAGATCGCGCACGCCTTCGGGATCGCCCGGCAGCTACTGGACGACCCGTACCTGAAGGCCGTCCAGACCGAGCAGCTCGCGCTGCGCAACTGCACCGAGCCCGGCTTCTGCGCCTACTCATGGGGACTGGCCATGCTCGACGCGGTGACGCCGCGCACGATCATGCAGACGTGGGGCGACTGGCGCCGCGGCCAGGACCCGGACTACTTCGTCACACGCACGGCCGAGATCATGCGCACGGTCGCCGACGACGTTGACGCCATCATCCTGACCGACTGCCGGTTCCCGAACGAGGCTCACCTAGTGACCCTGCTCAACGGCGAGCTCTGGCGGGTCGTGCGGCCAGGCGGTCCGAAGCCGTCGCGGCACCCGTCCGAATGGCTGCTCGACGGCCACGCGGTCAGCGCCGAGATCGTCAACGACGGATCGACCGAGCAGCTCGCGAAGATCGCCACGGACCTGTTCCTGTACGCGCTCGGGCGCCGGGAGGCCGCATGACCCGCGAAGCCATCCTGAAGCACCTGGCCGAAGAACCGCAGTCGACGGCGCAGCTCAAGCGCCGGCTGTCGGCCTCGATCGCCAAGCCGGCTTGCGAGTCGATGATTGCCGGCCTGAAGGACGCCGGCCTGATCCGACTGTCGTTCGGCCGGTGGCGACTGACGACGCGCGGCCGTGAGGCGATCCCGAAGCCGCCGGAGCCTCGGAACTGGGGAACGTATGTGCCGCCGCCGAGGAACTGGCGGACAGGCAGTGACGCCGCGATGAAGCTGCCGAGCCTGTTCGCCGGCCGGAGGGTCGAGCGATGAAGCGCCACATCTGGTCCGACGCCGACACCGCCGCCCTGGTGCGCGACTACCCGCACCTGCCGAGCCGCGTCATCGCCGATCGGATGGGCCTGCGGGTCGAGCAGATCCACCAGAAGGCGAACCGGGCCGGGCTGAGGAAGTCGGCCGCGTTCCTCGCGAGCCCGGCGGCCCACCGTCTCGACGGCGTGATCGGCGCGGCCACGCGGTTCAAGCCTGGCCAGTCATCGTGGAACAAGGGCGTGTCCTACCAGGCCGGCGGCAGATCGCCCGAGACGCGGTTCAAGCCCGGCACGCTGAACGGCAAGGCGCAGACGCTCTACCAGCCGGTCGGCACCCTGCGGATCAACTGCGACGGGTATCTCGACCGGAAGATCACCGACGACGGCCCGCCACACAAGCGCTGGGTCGCCGTCCACCGGCTCGTCTGGATCGAGGCGCATGGCGAGATTCCGCCCGGCCACGTCGTCGTGTTCCTGCCGGGCCGCAAGACCACCGTCCTCGAGCAAATCACGGCAGACGCGCTCGAGTGCATCCGCCGCCGGGATCTGGTGGCCCGCAACACCATCCACCGCTACCCGCCGGCACTGAAGCAGGCAATCCGGCTGGCGGCCAAGCTCAAAAGGACGATCGATGACCACCCGGAACATTGACGACGTGCGGGCCGCGCTGTTCAAGGCGCTCGACGGCCTGGCAGACAAGTCGCTCGACATCGAGCGCGCGAAGGCGATCTCGGACGTTGCGCAGACGATCATCAACAGCGCGAAGGTCCAGGTCGACTATCTGCGGGTGACGGGGCAGACGGGCGAGGCGAAGTTCCTCGAAGGCGGGGAGCTGGAACAGTTGCCGGACGGGATCGTGTCGATCCGCCGGCATCGGCTGGAGGGGTGAGGGATGGACCCGTTCCGAAGCCTGATCAGCCAATTGCCCGCGCCGCGGAAGACCGCACCTCGCGATGAGGCGATCGAGGTCGAGTACACCATCACGCGAACTTATCGGCCGCGCGGGAAGACGCTGACGATGATCCGTGCGCTGCGCGCGCATGGCGCGCCGATGACCTCCGCCGAGCTTGGGTCTGCCGCTGGCGTTGAAACCAAGCAGGTGCCCTCGATGCTGGCGATACCGCTGCGGGTCGGCCTCGTGACTTTGGATTGCGGCGACCAGCCGGTTAAGTGGGAGGCGCTATGAAGCTCGAGATCAACACGAACGGCGCCTGGAAGACGATCCTCGACGGCCTATGGGGTGAGGCGAGCGACGAGGCGATGGCCGCTGCGGCAGTGCTCGCGCGCCTGGATGCAGAAATGCGCACCGACCGGACGCGCGGGAAGCCTGCGACATGGCGTCTCGTCACAGAGGGTGATGGAAAGGTCGTGGCCTACTGCGGCGCGGTCGGCTGGACGGAACGCGCGGCCTGACCATGCTGCCGCCTGAGTTCCTGCAGCCCGAGGAACTGCAAGCCCTGACCGGCATGCGGCAGAAGGCCGCCTGGCGCCGGTGGCTGGACTCGATCGGCGTGCGCTACGTGACCACCCCAGCCGGCCTGCCGCTGGTGTATCGTGACCGGCTCACACCCGACAAACCACAGCAGGCCGCCGGCGCGGCGGTGCTGAACCTGGAGGCGCTGCGTGGCACCCGCAGGACGTCCGCGAGCCGGTAAGAACCGCGACCTGGTGCCGGGACTCTACCGGCGCACCCGCGGCGGCAAGACGCGCTACTACGACGCGACCGGCAAAGCACTGGGAGCGGACAAGTCGCGCGCGGTCGGCGAGATGCTGCGCCGGCACGCCGAACCAATCGGCCAGACCGCCGGCACCTGGCGCCACGCCACAAAGCGCTACCGTGACTGGATGGACGGTCCGGCGTGCGAGCTCAGACCCAAGACCGTCGCCGGCTACCTGAAGGCCCTGAGCGTGCTGGACAAGGTATTCGGCGACGCGCTGCTCGACGAGATCAAGCCAGTCACGATCGGCGCGATCAAGCGAGAGATGGCCGACCGGCAGAGATGGTGCAACGCGCTGATGACGGTCGTCTCGATCGTCTGGAAGTTCGCTCACGAAAACGGCTTGACGGAGGCGCCGAACCCGACCCGCGAGATCAAGAAGTTTCCGAATCGCGCGCGCGACATCGAGGTTACCGACGCGATGATCCAGGCGGTGGCAAGGCACGGTGACCAGCTTCTGCGGGACTGGATCGCGCTCGAACTCGTCGCCGGCCAGCGGGTGAGCGACACGCTCGAGCTGCGCCGAGAGCACATCGTCGGCGACGAGCTGCGCCCGCCGAACACCAAGACCGGCAAGCCGATCCGCATTCGGATCGACGGTGACGTCAAGCGCGTGATCGACGATCTCGTCAGCCGGCCGCGCAAGGTCTCCGGTCCGTGGCTGGTACAGACGAACACCGGGCGCCAGGCGACCTACTGGATGATCCAGATCCGCTGGGACGCGGCGCTCAGGAAGGCGAAGGAGGCCGACCCAAGCCTGCCGCACTTCCAGCGCCGGGATCTACGCGCCAAGAGCGCCACGGACGCGCCTGACGACGCCCAGGCGCGGCTCGGCCACACATCCGAGCGGATGACCCGTAAGCACTATCTGAGGTCGACGAAGCTGGCCGCCGGAGGGGTCTTGGCAGACGGAATTCTTGACCAAAATACCGACGGTTTCTTGACCCCATCAGAGGGGATATCCGATGAGTGAATTTTGGACAGACCAGACCGGGAAGCCGCGCCAGGCCTCAAACTGGCATCTGATCTGCCGTCAGCCTGAAACGGAGGTAAGGCATTGAAAACTAAAGAGCGGGACGAAAAAGAAAGCGGCGCTGTCCAAAATGGGAACGCCGCACCAGCCGCACCGCACGACGACACCGTTGAATGCACAACCTGCGGTGCAGAAGTCGTCCGCGTTCCGGGCAAATACGATAAGCCCGACGACACTGCACTGCTGAGGCAGGCGCTTGAAGCGCTGCAACTCCAATCCTGCGCGCGGCAGATTGTGCCGGACAGCACGCTTCAGATTGGGCAGGGTTGCATAGATAGATGTGATGCTGCAATCACCGCCCTTCGCGCTCGCCTTGATGGCGCACCTCAGCCTGCGCGAGAACTGTCTGATGATGAGCGTAGCGTGCTTAATAAATCGCTTCGCAAGTCGGTGAAGGTAGTGGCGCGGTCGCAACCTGCGCGAGAACTGCCGCCGTTGCCCGAGTCGACGATCCGCAATCTCTGGCGCGATATCAAGGCAGCGGAAAACCCGCAGGGCATGAGCGCGCACGACGGGAAAATCAGGGTGGACGCATCAATTGTGCGCCGACTACTCACACCATACGGGGCCGACGCATGAGCGCCGCTCAACTATCCCTGATTTTGGCTGTGGCATTCATCGCGCCGCACACATCGCCACGCAGGGCTCTGCTATGGGGATGGGTATTCGTGGTGATCTCTTTAGCAGCGTCTATTTACGACATGCTGGAGATGAGATGATCATTGAGCTGATCCGCGCAGTCGAGCGCCACCACGGAATCAGGAGCGAGGAATGACCGACATCACAGAAGCAGAGGACGTTGTTGCGTGGATTCGGAAGCGGGAGGATGAGCACGAATGCCTACTCGCCGAACTCGACCGCCTGCGGTCAGAGCGCGAAGTCCAGGATGCGGCGCTGGCGAATCTGCGCGCAGACTTGAGAGAGGCAGTCACGATCAGGGATGCCGAACTCGACCGCCTGCGGGCCGAGGCAGCGTCATGGGAACAGCAAGCGCAAGACCGGACAGATGACGCGCTGAAGTTCGCTGCCGAGCGCGATGCACTGAAGGCTGAAATCAACAGGCTATGTCCGTCGTCATGGGACGAGAACGCGAGAGCGTGGGCAGAGGAACTGAGGAGTCAGGAATGAACTGCCTGCAAATGATTGCTGAATGGCATAAGGGATGCACTTGCGCCACTCCCGGCAAGCCGGAGGAGTGCCAGGAATGCACCAGAGCATTGATTGACGCGCTGGAGCGCAGGCTAAAAGATCCATCAGGCTACACGTTCACACCACTACACGAAAAAATCTATACCGTCACGGCTTACCGATGGGGCATCTATGACAACGAATCGTACCCTGTCGGCTGCTATGCCGATGTCGAGTCTGCGGTAGCCGCAGCAGAGGCTGAGGAAGGCTCACGCGGCGGCAAGTACGGATGCGAAGTGCTGGAATGGACCGTCGGCGTTGGATTGATTGGAGCTTATCCGTTTGGAGACGGCAGCCCTGTTACCGTTATCCGCTTGCCAGATGCGGCTGTATGAAAAAGCCCCGGCCCGAAGGCCGAGGCGAACCGCCGGAGCGGGGAGGAGACACGGTAGCCCTGAAAAGCCCCGCCAGCCCTTTGACCGGCGGGAAGTCCCTCTCAGGAAAGAGCAAGCTTCTCCAGCAGCCGCCGGACATGCGGCCAGCGGCGGCGCGATGAGTGAACGCCCAGGCCATCGGCGACGACGTTTGCGCCGCCACGCTCGTCCGATCGCCAGAACGAGATCGCCTCGGGACGGCACCAGGTGTCCCGACTCAGCGACACCCAATGGCCACCGAGCTTCGCGGCAGTCGATTCCAGCGTCGGCGACGGGTACGCACCCGGCATCAATCCGGCCATCTGACCGTTCGCCCACAGTTCGATGCACTTGTCCCGCGCGATGAGCACCGACACACCATCCGCGCTGACCGGCTTGCGTGCGCGACCCGCCTGGACAAAAACGCGCCGCGCGATGATCGACCGGCGGCAGTGATCACAGACCGCCGAGACTTCGGTGACGTACCCGAGAACCTCGATGTCTGCGGTGTAGCGCATCGCTAGTTCACCGGAGGCACCGGAGGCCCGGACGGCGACAGGTACGCCGGAACGTAGAAATTTGCATCGAGCGGCGGACATTCGAGCCCGGTGACCGGCAGCGGCCTGATGCCGACCAGCACCGCGCCCCATCCTGCCGCCTCGATCTGCCGGTTTGTATTGCAGGCGAGGATCACGTACATGCGCAGTGAGATGTCGAACCGCGTGATGATCTTGCCGATATCTTCCGTGAGAACCGCCACCTTCGCTTTCTCGGCGTCAAGCTCGGCCCGCAGCGCCGCAATCTCGTCGGTATGCGCATTCAGCTTGTTCGTCTGCGCGGCGATGTACGGTTGCAAGTCCTGCCATTTCGTGATCGTCACGCTCTGCGCCATCACGACCGACGCGGCGAAGATGACGATCAGGATCGACAGCGAGACGGCGACGAGCCAGATGAAGCCCTTTCTCACCGGATTTCCGGCAGCGTGATACTGCCGTCCTCGGCTGTCTCAACTTCGACCGGCGTCAGATCACCGGCACCCGCCGCCTCGAACTCAGCGACCAGCGCGGCGGCTTTGTCCAGCGTCGCGCGGTCGGCCTCGCTCATCGCAGGCCGCGCTTCGAGCGCAGCGACGCGAGCCAGCACAGGAGCCAGTGCGGCATTGCAGACCATGACAGAGATTCGCTGAATCACGTCTTGAACGATCGACATATCAACCTCCGATAGTGCGCGTGAGCGCGTTGTCCTTCTTCTGGCTGCCGAACGACGAGCCGAGCCAAAACGCGGCGACCATGCCGACAGTGGCCAGCACCGCGGTGACGACCTGAATGCGGATCTCGGCAGACCATCCCGGCATGAACAGCACGGCAGCGACCACGCAGTAGAACGGCAGTAGCAGAGCAATCGAGATCCAGAGCGCAGGCATCCGAAATGGCTCGGCAGACGCCGCGACGTTGAACTCACGCGCCCCGGCAATGCCGCCGCCGCCCGCCTCTGTCGCCTCGAACCAGTGCTCGCGGTCGAGTGCCTCCGTAGCCGCCGCCAAGGCCGCAGGATCGCGCTGGACGGCCTCGACCGCTGCCTGTGCATTCGGCGTGCCGGTCGCCGCCTGGACGATCTCCAACACGGCTTCTGCGGCTTTGGCGTTGCGGTCGGTGACCTGACCCTCGCTGCCGAACGTGCGGATCAGGCCAGGAATGGCTTGCAGTAGCGCCGGGAACAGCGCGGCGATGATCGGAGCAGGCATCGGAGCCTCCCATGTTGGTTTCGATTCGGTGATCGGCGCGGCACCCGCGAACATTGCCGCTTCGGCAGCGCGGCGCTTCGTCAGTCCGGCCATGACCTGGCCGTCGTTCAGGTTCCATCGCTGAAACTGCATCTCAGCGCCGTGGTAGTCGCCGGAGTTCAGCAGGCGCAGCAATGTGGAATCTGAGAAGGCGCCCTGGCCGACGTTCATCGTGAAAGACACCAGCGCGTCGAACTGGCCCTGCCGCAGCGGCACCTCGACCAGCTTGTTAACCGCGTCCTGCGCTTCCTGCGTATCCCGCTCGAGCAGCTCGACGGCCTCGGCTTCAGTGATCACATCGCCAAGCTGCCACGGACCGCCATCCATCCGCCGGGTGGCTCCGAAACCTACGGTCACCGGCAGACCATTAGACGAACCAGGATCTGGATACGCTTTGAGTCGCAGGCTTTCGTGTTCGCGGATCGCAGCCAGACCAGCAGCGGATAGTTTCATCGCGGCCCCTCGCTCGCTGGATGCCAGAACAGCGTGACGATGATGCTGCCCGCCGCAATCAAAATCAGAGAGACGAGCGACGGAAGCGAGATCAGGATGTCGCCATCGGTGAACAGCTTGTAGCCGACTCGCGTTGCCAGCGATGTCCATCCGATCGCCATCATCCATCGGCCCGACAGCATTAATAGCGTCCCGTACCAGTTGGCGATCCGCCAGTACTGAATCAGCGCGGACGTTGCCGCGAGCAGCATCAGCGCGACATCCAGTTCGACCAAGCCAACTCCGACAAAATAGGATTCGTCCATTACCGCCCCTGCGCGATGAGGGATTTCAATCCTTCCCAAACCGCCAACATCACCGCCGTCGCGATCAGGCCGACAAGCGAGATAAGCCCGGTCGATTTCACGCGGTCAAAGAACTCTTTCCGCGCTCGCATTTCCTGCACGAGCGTGACCATTTCGGACGGCGTGACCTCGTATCGCTTGGCCATCAGCTGCAGGAAGTAGTCCACTTGCGCCGCCACCTTCGCTCGTTCTTCTTCGCTTAGATCGGTCACTGTCAGGTCTCCGGCCCAATCGACCAGCCCGAAGGCGTGGTCTGGAGGGCATGCGCCATTCCGATGTACGGCATGGCAAATGACACGTAGGACACGCCAGACGTCACATTCCGACCAGGCCGCAGAACAAGACGCACAATCGCTGCGCTCGCTGGCGCTGTCACGAACCCATAGATTTGCTTGAAAAGCTCAAGCGACCCCAGTCCTGTGTATTCAGTCTCGGTGTAATAGAGCGTGTGAAGGTCGTTGTTCAACCCGAGCCCGTAGATGCCGAGATCGGCTCCCGATGCATCCAGGAATTGAACGTCGACTTTGGCGCTTCCACCGGATTGCGCCGCATACACCTGGGCCTCGATCCTGTCGCCAGGTCGGCACGGGATTTCAGTGCCAGGGGCGACGAGGTAGTTCGTATAGCCACCGAACAGCGATGCCGTCCCACCAGACAGCCAGATCACCGCCAGCGCATTAAACGGGATCGGTCGCTGTGCGCCGTGTGTGTTGCCGTCAGCCACATGCGCGACTCGGCCAAACGGGATTTCAGCGTAATCCGCGCCAAGCTCGAAATACGTTCCGGCGTTGAAGTGGTAGCGCCAAGGGCTGGCGCTAGAGAGCATGCGAGTATTCGAGTGCAGGTTGACGCCGATCCCGCCCGTAAACGATCCGCCGTTCACAGCCGCGTCCGGCGAGATCGTTACCGACTGAAAGACCCATGCCGACCGAACGCCGATGCCGTTGATCGCGCGCGCCTGCACGACATACACCTGATCTCGCGACACACCGTAGATGTCATGCACCAGGTTCTCGGCGGCAACGATGGCCGTCTGCCAGGTCGTCGCGTTCGCCTTGCGACACCAGAACTCGATACTCTCCACCGACTCGTCCATCTGCTGCCAGTAGGCGCGCAGGTACGGCCGCTGCGATCCGTCCGACTCGATCGTGACGAACTCGGCACCCGACGCGAACGTGAGCACCGGCACGGCAACGATCAGCGGATTCGGCAGGTTCGTATTCGGCGCCGGATCAACATTGGTCAGCTCGCTGTAGCTGCTCGCGTAGATCGCCTCGGCATCTTCCTGAAAGATGCACTGCAACGTGCCGGTCGACGGCGAGTAGACCCGCGACAGGCAGCGGAACGGCTTTTCATCCCACCCGTAGCGATCGATGGTCCAGGTGACCATCCGGCCCGGATACAGCGCGTAGGCGGACATCTCGAGCGTGCAGGCGAACGTCAGCGCCTGGCGCGCCTTGTGCAGCATCAGCCGCGCGACCCGTTGCGCACGCTGAACGTCTGTGATCTGCGTCAGGTCGACGTCGAGAATCTCTGTCTCGCCGTTGTCCAGCGCGACGTAGGCCGGCGACACGTAGGCAGGGAACGAATCCTCGACCCACTTCGTCGGATCGGTGTACCGGCCGCCGATGCCGTTGAACAGTGAGCCATCCTCGGCAACGCCCTGCACGATGATCTCACCCGGTGCCAGGTCGTCCTCGTCGAGCGCGAGCGATGGCGCTTCCCATGCACCGGCCCAGATGTACCAGGTTCCGGCTACTCGGACGGCGCTGCCGACCATCGCCTGCAGGATGCGCTCGAGCCCGGCCTTGTGATCCGTCTCGGAACTGATCGAGTCGTCGTAGGTGTATCGCGCGTGCGTGGTCGACCCGTCGATGGCGACCTCCTCATCGCAGACGTTCGCTGCGGCGATGAGACTCGCTGAATCGTAGGTCTCGTTCGGAAACCGCTTGCTGATGTACTTCCACGCGATCAGCGCAGGATTGCGCGTCCAGACCGTCGTCGACGTGCGCGGGTCATAGCACTTCTCGCCTCGGATGACCGCCGAGACGTCGAGGATGCCGGTGGGGTAGATGTCGTTGTTCGCGACCCATGTCCCGGAAATGTACGACGTGCCGGTGAACTTGTCGCTCGCGCTCCAGGTCGTCGGCAGCGCGGCGATCAGGTACGGGTCGGCCGCCTGGCCTGACGCGCCGAGGAATGCTTTGGCTCGCGCATAGGTGCCGGTCAGGCTGTACGAATAGTTGACGACGACCGCGCGGCCAATCTGCGCAGCGGCGAACGTCAACACCGTCACCCCGCCGACTGTTGCGCTCGAGTACGCCCGGTCATCGGTCGCCGGATCGCCAGCGTAGAACGTCGTCCCGCCGTCGTAATCGAAGGTGCTGCCGCTGGCAACCGATGAGATCGCGGTCGCAAGCTGCGGCAGCGTAACCGTCTGGCTCGTGCTGACGGTAAACGACCCGAATGCAGGCTCGGTGCGGGTAACGCCGTATGGCGCCTCGGTTGCGAACCCGTTCGCGTCGCGCGCACCGATCGACGAATCGCCGAACCAGACTTCCTCGACGGCGTCGATCTCGTCTCCGAGCGCGACGACGAAATGCAGCCGCTCGGCATAGTCGCCGCTTGTGCCGGGGAATTGCACCTGGCCGGACGTGCGGATGCGGCCGAACAGGTGCGGCCGGTCGGCCGTCGCCTCGCGCACCATGACATTGCGGTCGGAAATCTTCGAGTCCGCCGCGCGCTGCGCCTTCTTGCGCTGTTCGTTAGCGGTGTAGATGCCGACGATCATGCTGGCCGCAGCAAGATAGCCGGCGGTTGCGCCTGTCGTCAGAATGCTGCCGAGCGCCAGTGCGAATCCGAGCATCTCAGATCACCTTATGCGCTGCGAACGCTTCGGACATCAACCGCATCGGGCCGGCGGCAGGCACGGCGTACTGGCCGACGCAGATGGCGAGCTGCGCGCCCTCGAACTCGACCAGGTCGCCGCGCTTCGCCAGCCGCCATTCGACCGTCTCGCCAAGTTCGCCGCCGCACTCGGCCAGCCATCCATCGACCCATGCCTGCTCGCCGATACCGTCCGGCCGCGCGCGAACGTACCGCGCCAGCCGCTCAGGCCAATCTTCGCGTCTTATCCCCATCGCTTGAGCCACTCCCGGTTCGGCCAGATGATCTGGCGCTCGACGTTGTCCTTGACGCGCGAGAACGCGGTGTCTGCCGGATCGATCTTGCGTTGATCCGCGTCCGAGAACCGACGCGGCTGCGGCCGACCCATGCGCTTGACCACCGAGACACAATTGACGATGACCTTCGCCGAGCCGACCGTGCTGTATCCCGGCGCTTCGGCGACCGCCGTCACCGTGATCAGTACGCCGTCGCTGTCAACGCCGTCACAACTGGCTGTCAGCGTCGTGGTGCCTGCCACCAGCGCCGGCAGGGGGACGACGACTCGGCCGTCAGCGCCAGTCGTGCCGGACGAAGGCGATGCAATGACAGCGCCGGACGTTGAGGACCATGTCACGGTGACGCCGGCCACCGGATCGGCGTTCTGATCCAGCACCCGCGCCGTCGCGGCGGTTGTGTTGCCCACCTCGATCGAAACCGCCTGCACAGAAAGCTCGACCGTCGTCACCTCTATCACGACGATCGGCGGCGGGTCTTCGCCGACCATGTTCGTCGGCTGCGTCTGCGCCGTCAGCCCTTCGATTTCAGCCGTGATCGTCGCGGTGCCGATCGCAACCGCCGTGACCCTGGCCGTTGCCTCTCCGTTTGCATCAGTCGCCGCAAGCAGTGCGACCGTAGAAACGGACGGATCGCTAGACTCGACCTCTGGCGAGACATTCGGGATTCGGTCGCCGTCCTGATCCTCGACGGTGACGAGCATGTCATACGTTCCGCCGACGAACAGCGTCGATGATCCGACCAGCGTCACCACCGCGATCTGCGGCAGCCTGCCGCTGCCCGAGATCGACTCACCCACGTCCGCAGTCGATTCGACCTCGGCCCAGTAGGCGCGGCTCACCTGCACCATCGCGCCGACCTCGGCCCAGTAGACGCGCGAAACCGGGATCGGCTCTTGCTCTACCTCTGCCCAATAGACCTCGCTCATGTCACGCCTTCACGAACCGAAGCCGAAGATCGCCCCAGTCGGTGACGCTTGACTGCTCGCCGCTGGTGAGCGTTTCCTCGTATGTCGTCGCTGAAACTGGCGAGTAGTTCCACGATGCAATCTGCGTCGAGCCCTCGCGCAGGCTGACGGTGCATTCGCCCTGAATTCTGAAACGTACCGTCGTCTGCCACCCGACCTGTGGCTCGGCAATCGTCGACAGCGCGACCTCGCACGTCCCGGCTGACGACGCCTCGATGTAGTCCGCATCCGATGGCGTTTCCTCGTCGAGCATCGCGTACAAATCCGAGCCGCTTGAAGCCGTCCAGGTGCCTGCCGACACGTCGGAATCCGGCCGCGCGGTCGTCGACGTGACCGAAGGTGCAAGCGCAACCCGATGGACGGTGACGCGAGCACTGCCTCCGCCGGACACCGAAACAGAATCCGCGACAGTTCCGGTCGCGCCTGGCGATGCTGCTGTGCGCTCATAGATCGCAAGTGCCCGAGGGTCATAGTTGGCGATGACCTCGACCCGCTTCGTCCAGCCAGAGATCGTCGGCCAGACTGGGGTCGCGCCCACCGTCGTGAACCGCAGCCCGACGATGATCACATCCAGGCAGTCCGAGACCGTCGTCGTGATCGATGGGGCCGTGAATGAGTACGGGGACGCCGACAGCACTCCAGATATCGTTGCCGCCGCGCTGACATCAACGCCTGACGACCCCGAGTAGGCGAGCAATGCCGTCGCGCCGTTGAACGAATCATTGAAGCCGAAATCGTATGTTGCAGGCTCGCTGGCCCCGGCGGTCTTGACAGCCGACCATGCCCCGGTCGATGGCGCGGTTTCAGTCGTTGATGAATGCAGTGCCGAAAAACCGGACGGCAGCGTGGACAGGGTTCGATTGCCGTCGTTGTTCACGGCACCGAACAGCAGAATGTCCGCTGCCGCTGTTCCCGACGGCTTGGTCATCGTGACCACGCCATCGGCTGAGTAATCGAACGCCGAGAAGTGCGCGCGGTATGCGGGTGCGGTCATTGTCAAACTCCGATGAATGGCGGCGGGTTGTTGCGGATTTGCGCTGCTGTCACCTGGCGCAGTGAATAGAAGGCAAACAACTGCCAGTCGTTCGTGAAATACTTGAAGCGGGAATAGCCCATCGGGTCGTTCGTGACCCCGACCTCTTTGCGAGTCGTGCCGTTGGCAACCAGTTCGTCTCGATAAAAGTCGCCGGCACCCGCGCCTAGAATCCGGCAGGCGGCGCGATCATCGGCACCGTTCGGGTTGTCGAGGATCTTCCGGCCGATAAAGCACGACGCGAGCGCCTGGTACGCTGGCAGCACCAACGGCGTCGTGAATTCATGCCAGTTGTGGCCCTCGTACAGTCCCCGGCCGATGTCTCGAACCGATGCGCCGCCGCCGTTGGCCGACTCGTCGCGCCACGTCGCATTGTTCATCGCCGTCGCCTCATTGCCCCACGAATTCGGAGGCATGTAAGCGCCAGGTGCCGGGCGATGGTTATGCAATCGCCACACGCCGCCGAGATCGAGATACCAGAGCTGAAGGTCACGGCATTGAATCCGCGTATTTGGCGCCTGGTTGCCCGTATAGGGACCTGGCACGCGCCACGCCCGTGCCGCATCGGTGCTACTGATGTTCTGCGAGTCCTCCATGATGTGAAACCACATCAAACCATGTGTCCAGCCAGACGGTCGCGGGTAAGAATCTGGCCACCCAGCACCCGACCCCCACCCACTGATGAACTCCAGCACGTCACACGGCCCGTCGTGAAACAAAGCCATGTCAGCAATCAGCGTCTCGACGTAATCTCCGTCAACCGTCGGTTCCTCTGGTTCCTCGACTGGTGGTGGCGGCGGCGGCAGATCGTCGGTTGCAAGCAGTAGCACGAACGTCCCGCGCGTGATCGGCGTGTCAGCCGCAAGCGCATTCGCAAGCCGAAGCGTCCCTTCGCCGACCCCGGCAGAGAATCGGCAGACTTCATCGCCGTTCGAGTCTTTGCAGATCGCAAGCGTCGGCGTTCCCGAGCCCGTTTCGGGATCGGTGAACGTGCCCGGCCGGATCGGATACCGGCCATCGGCTTGCACCGCGCCGACTGTCCACGCGCCCGTTTCGACAGCGCGGATCAGCCCATCGCCGTTGTGCAATTCGATCGTCGATCCGGCGTCCAGCAGCGCAGCGAACGCATCCGCCCGCGCCTTCGTGCGGCGCGCCGTTGCGAGTACCGCAGTCCAGGCGTCAGCACTGAGAACAACGTCCGTCATTCATTCCACCCCGTCGATGACAGGCATCGTGTCGATTTGCAGGTCGGCTTCGAGCGTCGGCGTGCCCTGAATCGCGCCGGCAGAATTCATCGCCGCAACCCATACCTGGACCCGCTTGCCCTTGCCGAGCCCGAGAAGCGCCAGCGAAACCAGCGAGGCATTGACTCCGGATAGTTCAAGCTGCATCGCCGTCGACTGGATCTCCAGCGATTCCTCGATGTCGCTCATGCCGAGCAGCGTGCCGTCGCCGAGCCAGACATGGCCGTCATAGGTGACGTTCCGGCCGGCGGTCGTCAGGTACATCGGCGTGTCGAAGTCAAGCTTGATCAGCTCGCACTTCTTGACGCCGCGTGCTGCAAAAAGCGTGTTCTGCTCTGTCGTGAGTGTGCGTGCCATTACCAGCTCGGGTCTTCGATGAGCGTGACTGGGAAGGCCGGCGCGATGACCGATGCGTAGGTCATCGGAACAATGGATTCCTCGACCCTGAATGTTGTCGTCGGCTTGACCACGACCACCGCTGCGCCACCGCTGACCGCGCCGACCAGCGGCGGCACGAACGACACCGCTGTCATGACGCCCGCTGACGACGTGACATCGGCGACGGCCTGGACAAGCTGCGTGCCGCCGGCCGTCAGCGCGACAGAGAACATATCGCCGGCAAGCAGTGTGAGACCGGTGGTTGCGACGATGTTCATCGTGCTCGCGCCCTCGGCCGCTGCCGCGCTCGTCACTGTATTGGCGCGCAGCGTTCCACGAGGCTCCGGCCTGGCCATGTGCCACAGCGCCACGTCTATGTCCGCATCCGTGGCCGAATTCCAGAATGCCTCGATCGTCGCCATGTCCGCGTGCGTGTGCGGCGTGTAGATCATCGTCACGGCCCACAGCGCGCCGATGTGCTCGATCGTCTTGCGGCGCCGCGTCAGCGGGTTGCGCCGCTGGTCGAGGTTGCGCTGCAGGTAGATCGTGAATTCCGCAGGGATAAACGCCCGCGTCGACGGATAGGTTTTCGTCGTCATGCCATCGACCGCCTGCGCTGATCAGCCATCGTTGCCACCGCGACATTGCGCATCATCGTCATCAGCCGCGCTTCCTGACCGCGCGTCATCTCGCCGTTGATCGTGATCTGCGGCGCCACCGTGAGCCCTGCGGCACCGTTCGGCACGATGTACCCATTCGAGCGCGGCACGAACATCTCCGGACCCTTTTCGCCGACCAGGTAGGCCGTGCCGCCGGCCACTGGACCGCCCGCCGCTCGCTTGCCGCCGAACAGGAACGAAAGCGCGCCGCCAAGCGCGCCGCCGACCTCGCCAGTCTTGGCAAAGTTGCCGAGCAGCGTCCGCGCCAGATTCGCCGCGGCAGCCTCGGCAATCATCCGTTTGAGCATGCCGCCGAACGACTTGCCGATTGACTCGAAATTGCCGTCGAGGATGTCGTACAGGCCCTGGCCGAGTGCGTCTTGAATGTTTCGTGCGGCCTGCAGCGTGAGCTCGTCAAGCTCCGTCCTGACTCTGGTCAGTCCGGCGAACACGCCGTCAGCTTCATTTCCGAGCAGGAACCGCGCCAGCGCCCCCTCACTCTCGGACAGGCCACCCTGCTGCGGCCCGAGCGCCACCGCGTCCATCACTTCTTCGTACTGGCGGGTGAATTCGCGCGTGGCGTCCGTGGCGTCACGCCATCCCTCGGCGATCTTGCGCAGCCGCTCGGTCTCGGATTCCTCGAAGCGCGCCGCCTTCTGCTCGAGCTCGAGCTGCAGCTTGAACGCCTGCTCTGCGCGGTACACGCGATCAGACTCGCGACTCTCCGACGCCGCGATGACGTCGAACAGCGGATCGGAAAACACGCCGGCAGACTTCTTCGCCCCGGCGCCGGCAAACCGTGCATTCGATGCCGCGACCAGCTTGCGGATGTCGGCTTCCGACTTCCCAGCCGCCTCGCCAGCCTTGCGGATTTCCTCTGCCGCCCTTGCCGCCCTCTCGGCATTCGTCGAGTAGGTCTTTGCGAGCGCATCCCAAGCAATTTTGGCGCGGATGACCGCAGATTGGCGCTGATCGAATTCGACTTGTTCTGTCGCGCGCTCGCCTTCCTTGAACTGCTGCGCACTTTGCCGAAGCAACTTGTCACGCTCGGCGCGAAGCTTGGCCGCCTGCGCCGCTGCAAATTGGTTGCTATCTCCGGCGCGCTCGTACTTGGCAATCTGCTCGTTGAGCTCGCTTATCCTCTCGCCGATCTTCGGCACCGCTGAAAGCTTGTCGAGCTGCTCCGCCACAAAACTGATCGCGCGGCCAATCTCAAGCAACGGCCCGCCCGTCTCTTTCTCGACCCGGTTTATCAGGCGACCAAACGAATTCCCGAGTTGCGTAAGCGACGACTCGACCGTCGGCACAATCTTCTTGAATTCTTCGTCAACAGTCGCCGCTACATTGGAGAACGCGAACGCGATGCGCTCGGCGGAAAGCTCGCCATCCGCCGCCATCTTCCGCAGTTGGCCTATGCTAACGCCTAAACCCTCGGCGATTGCGTAACCAACCCTTGAGGTTCCCTCCATCACCGAATTGAATTCTTCGCCGCGCAGCGCGCCAGCCGCCAGACCCTGCCGAAGCTGAGTCAGGCTGTTGCTGGCCTGCTCTGCGGATGCGCCAGACAATGCGACGAGCTTCGACAAGGTGTCGAAGAACTGCAACTGCTGGTCCTGCGTTCCGATGGATGACCCGGCGGTGCGGGAGATCTGCGCGTAGGTCGTCGCCAGCGACGTGTAGCTCTGGCGCGTGCGCTGCGCGATCTCGAAGATGCGCGATTGCGCGGTGGCCAATTCGTTCGCTGTGCGAACCGCATTCGCAAGTTGCGAATCGACGTTTTTGTAAGCGTCCGAGATTGCAACGATGCTGCGCACCGCCAGGCCGCCGACGATGGCGCCGCCGAACGCCCTCACGCCAGCCGTCAACGTGCTGAACGCCGAACCGACCGTCCGCGCCTGGCCCTGCAGGACCGACAGAGACTGCCGAACGGATTGGAATGCGCGACTTGTATCGTCGGTCGCGGTAATGCGAACTGTCGCCTTTTCAGCCATCACAGCGCCTTGAAGAATGACACCGGATCAGCTTCCGGCGCGTCGCGGCTCGGCTCGAGCGGCATGAAGTCCAGCGGCACGGCAGGCTCGGCGCCGTCCTTGCGCGAGCGGCCGGCATAGTTGGCGACCGTGGCGGCGATGATCCCGGCCTGCAGGTCGCCGCGACGCGGACCAATCGGAGAACGGCGGCTGTATTCGATCCACATCTCAAACTCGGCCGCGTCCATCGTACTGATCAGCTCCTTGAATGTGCGTCCGAGGCAGAGCGCGAGCGTCATCGCAAACTCGACCTCGGCCGTTAGTTTTTTTCGACGTCCTCCGCGCCGCGACTCGTGAGCATCGTCACTTCGCCCACCAGCTCGAGCACCGCGTCCGGGTGGTTCGAATTGAACCGCGCCCACCCGTCCACGTCGTACACCGGCTGGCCGTCACCCGCGATCACGCACGCCGCCAGCACCCGCAGCGAGAAGTCCGCCGGCCGCGTCCCGCCGGCATAGGCGCCTGCCTCGAGCCGAAGGTCGAGCGGCATCGGCCGCACTTCGACGTCGCCACCGAGCGCCTCGACGCCGACCACCTTGTTTCGCCAGGGTGGCGGCGGCGGGATCTTGTCTCGCGCGAGCAGCATAGTCAGGCGGCGTAGACGGTCGGACGGCCGTTCATCGACAGCGTGACCTGAGTCGTGACAACACCCGGCGCCGTGCCACCCGGCAGCAGCGTCGCCGAGACGCGGCCCAGGAACACCACGACGGCGCCGTCGGCAAACTGGATCTTTGCGCACTTGTCCGTCTGCGAATCCGCCGCAGCCTTCAGCGCGACCAGTCCGGCGTCCGCCGGGTCCCAGGTGCATTCGAACTGATACGTGATCGGCGTGGTCGGACCCGGAATGTCGCGCCCGAAGTTTTCGCTCACGTAGTAGATCGTCTCGACCTGCGCCTCGCCGCCAGACACTGTCAGGCCGGTGGCCGTCGCAAGCGTCGTGCCGAACGTGACGACCGCGGCCGTGCCGCTGGTAAACGTATCGTAGGACGTGGTGTTCTCGCCCTCGAGCTCGAAGTCGTCGGTGCCCGTGTCCACGTTCGCGACCCGGAACACCCGGCCGTCGACCTGGTACATGCCGCTGACCGACAGAAGCACGAAGCTGCCGTCCGTGGGATCGGCGCCTGTGTACTCGACGACCCCCGGATTGGCCTTGCTCAACGTGTCCACGGTGACTGCCGTGGCTTTCGCGGACTCGATCGTGATCGAGACGTTCGACCACCGTTTGATATTTGCCATGATGACTCCTAGATAAGCGTTCCCGGCGCATTGGCCGCGGTTGCGTAACTGACCCGAAAGCGCATCGTCTGCTGCGCGACCGGCATGTCGCCAGATGCGTCGAAAACTGGTGCCTCGATCGCGACGAGCGCGATGTCCGCCTTGCCGCTGGCCAGCGACCCGCCGCCGAGCACCGTCTCGACCTCGAGCGCGATGTCGTCCATCGTGTCATCCAGACCGGACGCAGACCGAGCGCAGGCAATCACCTGGATCTCGAGCTCGCGATTGAGCATCGGCGCGGTATGGATCGACGCAACCTCGACGACCTCGACGCCAGTCGTGACCATCAGCGCCGGCAGCTCAGAGGTGAGCAGCGGCCGCGCCTGCGGACGATCGGCGAACACCCGCGCGCCAGTCGTCGACAGGCCGGTGACGGCCGTCACGACCGCATCTCGCAGGGTTTCGCGTGCGTGCGGCATCAGGTCGGCGCCTGCAATCTGGCGAGCGTCACGCCGGTCCCGTCAAGCTCGACGTTCGCCACCGTGTACGACGTGCCGGTAATGACCAGCGTGTTACCGCGCGCAAGCGCAGGCGCATCGGCCGTTGCGAACACGAACTGCGGCGCGCGGCCGGCAAAGTCCAGCGTCTCGGCGTAGGCGTTGTCGAAATGGCCGTTGACCGTCGCGGTCCCGTAAGTCGCGGCAACCGCCAGGTCGGCAGTCGAGAAGAACGCGGACAGATCCTCGATCATGCCGCCTTCCTCTGTTCGGTGAGCCACTCGAGGTATTCGCCGACGACGTCCGCGACCTGTTCCGGCTTGATCGACGCCTGGCAGGCCGCGGCGCGGCTCACCGAGTCCATCGTGCAGGTTTCCATCGACGTGTGAATGCGGTGGCACGGGTAGCAGTCGAGCCCCTCGACGGCAATCGATACCGTTTCCGGCCAATCGCGCGTGAGGTTTTCCTGCGTCGAATGCGACAGCAAAACGATCTTGAGCATCGGCTCGAACGAGACAGCGTTCGTGATCGCCGATTCCGGCCCGATCACGACGTCGGCGACTTGCGCGAACGCCAGCGCCTCGCGGATCGACCCCCCGCGGCCGACCATGTGGATACGCTCGGATTCCGGCGGTCGATCCCCGGCGGCATCGCCGAGCACGACGACATGCACGCCACGATCGGCGAGCAGCTCGGCGCATTGCGCCCAGTGCGGCCACCACTTGAACTGCCCCGATCCAGCGGGGTTGAGCACCGCCACCGGCCCGGCCATCCGCGAGCGAGCCTCGATCGCGACGGCGCGTTCCGTCTCGGTCGGATGAAAACGCACGCGCGGCTCATACGGCACGCCGCACCAATCATGCACGGTCTGCAGGTAGTTCTGGTTCATCACCCGTCGGCGCACTTCGTCCGACCAGTAGAACTCGAAGTCCTTCGGCGTCGGCAGCAGCCGCGTCTCGATCGACCCGACCAGGTTCAGAAACCGGTTGTACTTGCGCTGCTCGTGCAGGAAGTAGCTGACGAGATTCAGGCCCGAGAACAGGTAGTCAGGCATCTTGATGATGCGATCGATGTTCGGATCGTGCCGCAGCACTTCCTCGCCGGGGTCTTGCGTGTAGACCGTGACGTGGTAGCCGTCGGCCTTCAGGTGCGGCAGCACCGACGACAGCCACAGCGCATCGCCGAACGCGCCAAGGCGCACGAGCGCAAGCGACTTTTCCGGCCTCGCCTCTGACAACTCGACCTGTTCGTAGCCGGCGCGCTTGCGGTAGACCTGCAGGAACGAGTATTCGTCGCGCTGCGTGCGCGTCTCGTTGACCACCAGATCCCAGCCGCCGAGCGCGCGCATCGCCGAGACGATGTCATCAGGAACGAAGTCGTGCTTGTGGTCGGGGTTGGCGCCAGGCTCGCCGATGCGCGGATAGTGGTCCGCGTGCGGCAGGTACAGCGCCAGGTGTCCGCCGACCTTCAGAATCCGCCACCACTCGGCCAGCGCCGCCTGGTAGTCCTCGATGTGCTCGAGCGTGTGCGATGAAAACACGCAATCGAACGCCTCGGGCGCGAACATCGAGAGGCTTTCGGCCTGCGCGCCCAGGTCCGGCCGGATCGGAATGCCGAATAACTGCGTGTCCTTGCAGTTGTCGACGCCGAGGAACGAGTCGAACACCTTCTCGGCCCCGCAGCCGATGTCGATGCCACGCCCGCAAGCGTAGGGCACGATGTCGAATCGCACCTTGGCTGCTTCGTTACCCTCCGGGTTGTCCGCCTTCCACATGATTTGTCGGTGCCCTATGCGACGCCCTGGAGGTGTTTCGGTGACAGGCCGCAGGGCTCACAGCTTTTCGGGCGATCGACCCTAGTCACCAAAACTCGATCAGGCTGCGTAGTCTTTGGCCACCGCGAAGGAAGCCGCGCGGCGGATCGCCACGTCGACGTCCTGCAGCGCCACGACCCGCACCGTGCCGGTGTTGCTGGCGGTGTACGGATCGACCAGAAGGTCGAGGCCGCCCCACTGGCCGATCATCAGGTCGTTCCAGTTGCCGAAGATGGCAGCCGAGCGGCCGGTGGTCGTGCCTTTGGTCAGGTTGGACGGAATCTGGTTCGTGACGAACGTCCGGTAGCCGTTGACCGTGTTGCTCGGCATTTCCCAGATGAAGTCGGTGACGGCTGTCGACATGGCGATGGTCTTCAGCGCACCGCGCGTCTTCGAGTTGAAGAAGTACGACAGCGCGCCCATGTCGGCGTTACCCGCGGCGACCAGCGTCTCCAGCTCGACGATCGAGGCCCAAGTCGGAGCGCCGCCCTGCGCGCCGATGGTCGTCGTGCCGACCGAAGTCGATGCGAGGATGCCCGACGGCTCGCTGCCGGTGCCGGCGCCGTTCAGCGCGGCCCGGTCGATCTCGGTGCCGATCTGGCCGTACAGGTCAGCGCGGACCATCGCTTCGACGTCCATCGAGGATTGCAGGACCAGCTTGCGGCTGAAGTCGACCCAGGCGCCGACGGTTTTCGGCGTCAGCGTGACCTGGCCGAACGTGATGTTGCCTTCGGTCGGCGCCGTGCCTTCCGCCACCCAGTAGGCGGTCGCACCGGCAGCCTTCGACGGGATCGCCACC